TTCTCGCGTGTTTGAGCATCCATTTCATCGGCCTTGACCTCTATATCGTTTTTTAGCGCCGTTTCTGCTAGTTGCCGACCGCTTGGTATGCAAACTACAACCTTGACGTGATTTCTTAGGTGGTCCGGGCTGGTGCTCGATGCGGGCAGCGCCAGTCTTAGCTTTTACTGCCACGGCAGACCACTAGCTTTTGTCGGGGCGTGTTGCTCGTCGAGCTGCCCTTGCAGTGCGGCCTCGATTTCAGCCACCTTCTCGGCGCCGAAAGCATCCTTGACCCAGCCGATTACGGTTTCTTCTGTAAGGCTGGCGAACGGGATGGGGTCAGACTCAGGCGCCTCCAGTCCGAGGCTGCCGTACGCGCCAGTGCTGTAGGTGCCATCGTCGGCGTTGACGGTGTAGTGCACGGTGAACACGATGCCGTCAGCAGTGTGGCGCTCCATCTGCGCCACTTTCCAGGTGATTACGGTGTCGGCCATGAGATTGGGGTGACTGTGCAAGTGTAGGACGGCTGTCTAGTGAAGGTGACTACTGGGCTTCAAGCTCGGCGGCGATGGCGAGAAGATCAGCGACATCAACCATGTAATCCTGTTCATCGTCGTCGTAGATGATGTTGTAGCCCAGTTGTTCAGCAGCAGCTCGCAGAGCGGCGGCAATAGCGCCAGAAACATTGAGCGATCCATCAGTATTGGAGGTCGGCTCGTTGCTAAACGCATCCAGCACCGCCTGCGCCTCTGGTGATAGTTGTGTCATAGGTGGTTAGTGGGAATGATTACTCGTTATCGGGGAGTTGCTCAAGTGCGCGGCGGATGGTCTGGGCAGCGTTGTTACTAATGTGACCACCGTTCCATGTGTTTCCAAGCATCTCAAGCGCCTGCTCCTTCAAGCTCGGAGGCTTGGGGCGGCGATGGCGTCGCAAATCGTCTCCGCTCCATGGGGACAGCTCGGGCAGCCACTTACAGCACGCCTCCAGCTCCTGGTCAGCGCCCCATTGGGCGGCGCCGGTGGCAACGCACATGCAGAGAGTGGCCAAATCTTGGTAGTCAGTGCCGTGAGCAGTCGCCCACTTCCGCACCAGCTCCGGCGGCGGGGCAATGGGATGCCTGTAATCTTCTTGGGTCATGGTCTCCAGGGGATCGTGGCCAGGGGCAGGGTGTTGACGCACCGCTGCTCCACCACACTACCATGTGCTACAGTGCTTCGGCTGACAAGGCACCGCAACGGTTGTGATATTCCGTTGCATGGGGGCAGGGGTGACATCCTGCCCCTTTTTAATGCCGAGCAACACGGCGATACTCTTCAAGGAACTCCTCGCCCATCAACTCCACCAGTCGCTCGTGGGTGACGTTGTTGATCAGGCGAAGACATTCCCTGAAGCGCCGCTCGTTTTCCTCTGATGTGATTTCGTCAGGCACAGTAACGAGTAGGGCTAAGAGGTCTAGCAAGCCATCAGCACGCAAGGCACGCAATAGCTGCCATCGTCGTAGGTACAGGTGACGTGAGTAGAAGTCACCTTGGCGACGGTCTTGCTGCGGATGATGTCGTCGTCTTGGGGCTTGGCTGTGCCATCACCAGCGGACATCAGCAGATCACCGCGCTGCACGGTGACGCCTTCGGCAATGCGGATGATCATGTCGCCGGTCATTGCGAGCCAGTAATCCAGCGGACCTACTTCATCAGGCGACGTTGATACAAACACCCCAGCCACATTAGAATCGCCCTCAACATCGCTCACTTTGGTCTTGTTGAGCTGCTCATTGTCCTCTTCGCCCCATTCGCACATCTCGTCCAGGTTGGACATGACCGTGCCTTTGAGCAGGCCGGATGGGTCTTCGTTGTTCGGCAGTTGAGACCAGCGGGCTAGGTGACCACCGCCGTAAGTGACAGTGCTGCCGGAAACAGAGATTGCGCCTTCTGTAGTGCCATCTTGTCTGATTTCTATTACGTTACCGTCATTTGTGGTTCTATCAAAATAAGCAACAGTTGCGGAACTAGTTTTTGCGGCGAAGTATGAACCTGTCGTTGCATTTGCGCCGAGAGTAACAGCACCATTTGAATCAATCCTCATCCGCTCCGTCGGGCTGCTCGCTCCATCGGCGGTTGTGCTGAAGACCAGCCTGCCCGGATAGTCACCCGATCCGGCGCCAGCTCCATCCATTTGACAGGCAATTTTGCCGTATTCACCGGGACCGTTATCTGTAAAAATTATCTGTCCAAGAGTATCGCCGGTGTTAAGGCTTGGCGCGTTTGTGTTGTTAGCCAGGTTTACTTGAGCGCCATCGCTAGTGCTTTGGTTGTTACCTTGGACGGTAAACTTTGAATACTGTGATCTAGTGCCGCTCTGCGCACTAGACGTGCCAACTAAAACACGCCCTGAGGAGTCAATCCTCATGCGTTCGCTGAGTGTTGCTGAGCCGTCTGGGGTTGTAGAAAAAGTGAGCCTGCCCGGCATGTCATTTGCGCCGGGAGTGCCGTCTACAAATGCTGCGATTTCCGCAGCCTCAACCATTTCTGTGCCATCAGATCCTTGAAAACTAACTAGACCCAAAGCATCCCCAGATGCAACAACAGTAGTTGCGCCTAATGTATTCCCCCTGGTCCGTCCAAGTAATAGCCTGGCTGTTTCAGTAGCACTTGTACCAGGATTTGCACAAATAGATATGGCGGTACTGGCCGAATCGCCAGCTCGTTCAACTTGAAAAATGTTTGCCCCGATTGTTGTGTTGTTCCATGCGGTACGCGCAGTAGCCGTCCCCACCAGAACCCGACCACTTGCGTCAATCCTGAGTCGCTCAGTGCCCTCTGTAGTCACCTTGAAGTGACCATCGACGCCGGTATCAACGACTTCGGCTTCGGTGTTGCCTTCGCTGATTTTGTCGCTGGTGCCAGCAGCAGATGCCCAGCTCAGTGTGCCTGAGCCATCAGTGCTCAGAATCTGACCAGTCGTGCCATCAGCAGCGGGCAGCGTCCATGTCACATTGCTGCTAACAGTTGCAGGCGCTTGGAATGCCACCCAGTTGCTGCTATCGGAATCAGCAAAGCGCAGGTCGCCCTGAGCGTTTAGCGTGGTGTTGCCGCCATAAACGGTGATGTCGCCACCGCTTGAGATGCCAAGGCGACGGGTGCCAGCAGTAGTGAAGTCCAGCGCATCGGTGCCACTGCTGTAGAAGCCGGTATCGGTGCCACTAGCGCGGAAGTAGATGGATGGCGCGCTGTTGCTGCCGTTCTCGACCGGCACGGTGTCAAAATCGCCATCAAGCTGCCGGAGCGTAATCCAAGCGTTATTGGCGCCATTCCGTAGCTTCAGGACGCCTGCGCTGGTATCAGCCCAGAGCATGTAGGCGTAAGTTGTGGTCGGTTCTGCAGCGCCGCTGTTTTGGCTGACGATGGCCGCCAGCGCGTCATTGAGGTCAGAACGGACTGCTGCGCCAGTGCCGTTGTCAATGATGTAATCGTGCTGTGCCATAACTAGGCCATTTTGCTCCTACTTTAAACGCCCTTACCAAATCCCACCGCAGTCCACAAGAAATCTCGACTTACGGCAGTGCCGCCGCTATCCCTGAAGGTGACATCAAAGCCGGTGGCTGTGACATTGGTGACGTTGAAGTAATCGCCGGTCGCCAAGTTCTGCGCCACGATGCCAATGCTGGGCAGGTAGGCGTTGGTGCCGCCGAGGCTGGATGTGCCGGTGAAGAACGCCTTGTCGAACGTGATGGACTTGGTGCCAGCACCACTTGCCACCGCTCCAACCGACTGCTCCGTGCGGCGCTGGAAGGTGGCGTCGTAGCCGAGCTGTTCGACCACAATGTTCTGCGCTGGGTCGTTGCTGGTCAGTTGTGTCTTGAACTGGAAGCCACGGCCAAGGAAGGTGCCGTTGACGAAATCCTGCCAGCCTGACCATGTTGGCGTGCCAGCCGGGTCATCCGGTGTGCGGCGCACCAGCAGCTTGGCGTTGACCGAATCAATCACGCCGCCATCCCAGTCTGACCATGTGTCAACCAAACCGATACGGCTATCCATCAGCGTGCTGGGGAAGAAGCCGGTGGTGACGAAATAACGCTTCAGGTCAAGCGAAAACACAGCGCCGAGGTCGAGCGTATTGGCAAAGGCGTATTCCCCTTGCGCCTGTATATCGCCAAGGAAGTCAAACGTGGTGATGAGGTCAAAGTCGATGATGCCGTCGAGCGTTTCATCGCCATCAAGCACCAGTCCGCCGAAGTCAGAACTGTAGAAGACATCTGTCTTGGCGCCTTGGAAAGGTGGCGTGTCGGTATCTTCGCGGCGCGTTTGCACCAGCAGTTGACCAACAGCATCAGGGAAATCAACGATGACGCTGGCCTCTGCTGGGCTTTGGCGTCCGCCGTCATCTTCAAACTTGACCAGAATCTCACCCTCGACCAAGGGCACAATGGCCTCGGTGTTGTAACCGGCGATTGCAGGAATCAGGTCAACGCTGTTGCTCCAAGTGCCGCTGCCATCGGTCAGGCTGGTGTGGCGAATGTGTACGCGACCGCCAACCCGTACATCAAGGTCAACCGTTGCCGTCCACCGCAGGCGGGCACTGTTGGCGCTGATGGCTTCAATCGTCAGGTTCTGAACGTTGCCAGGCGGGTCTGTTTTGCCGACAAGCGTGAACGATGCGGTCGCAGGATTGCTGACGGCGCCCAGCGCATTGAGCGACTGAATCTTGACCTCAAGCGTTCCAGCATCAAGGCCAGTCAGTCTGACGCTGGGTGAGTTGGTTTCAAGCTGCTGCCAGTTGTTGTTGTTGAGCCGGTACAGCACGCGGTAGTTCTGGACGCGCTGCAGCGGCGGAATCCAGCTCAGCTCAAATGCCGTGCGAACATTTTGACCGTCAACGTAGAGGTGCTCAGTGCCGGTCAGTCCAGTAGGCGCTTGCGGGATGACCGACAGATTGCTGATGTCGCGTGTCTGCAGCTTGAGGTTGCTTTCGATTGAGGCGTAGATGCTGCTGTTGTAGGCCAGTGCGGTGACGCCATAGATGCCGTCTTCAGCCTCGGCAACGCTGACAACACGGAATTGTTGCGTCTGCAGGCTGGTGTCTTCAATGACCCAAATGCTTTGTGGGTTGGGTGCTTCGCTGAAGGCGCTGCTGACCGTGATGAGGTTGCCGCTGATGGCGCTGATGTTGCGCTTCTCAACCAAGCCAGTTGGCAGCAGCACTGAAATGGTCGGAAAGGTGCCGACCGTGCCAATCGGGTTGTCGGTGGTGACGGTGGTGGTTGTTGCTGCGCTGATACGTCCGCCGCGCCTGCTGCCAGCCTTCATCGGGTCGGCAACATCAATGACCATGCCAGGGCGCAGGATGATGCCCGAGTCAATTGAAACGCTGAAGGTGACAGTCTCGGTCAGATTTTGCTCGGACAGCAGCGCCCACTTACCAGCCCGATGCGCTTGACCTTGGCTGTAGCAACCAGCAGCTTTGATGTCTTTGTTGATGATGCCGTACTTGGCAACAGCAGCCGCATCTTCGACGTATTCGTAAGAGACTTCACCGAGGTTGTCGTAGTCCTGATAAGCAACGGTTGCGGTTGTGTGGCGTGCCTTCTGCGATGAGCCGCTGTAATTAAACAGGCCATCGACCACATTGGCGGGCGTTAATAGATATTGCGGGTCTGATGGTTTGTCCTGCAGCACCACCATCGCGCCAGCGCCGTAATACGCGATGCCACGGAATAGTGCGACAAACTCTTGGATGACGTTATAAACCTCATCGCGGCTATTGATGAGC